ACCTACAACTAACCTTTGGACCTCCAGGGGGATTTGAAAAGAATTCTGATTCATGGAAGCAGGACTTAATTTACCTATCCTCAGAGGCTCGTGACTCTGGTGAGAAGGACCCTACCGTGCAGGCTGTAGGTATTAGGGGTCATATTTACGGTGCTCGTGCAGACTTGATTATCATGGATGACTGTGTTGACAATACCAACGCTCATGAATTTGAAAAGCAAATTGACTGGATTCAATCTGAGGTTATGTCGCGTATTGATGACAATAACGGCAAACTGCTAATCATAGGCACCCGCCTACGACCTAGAGATTTATACTCTGAATTACGCGACCCTATGCGCTACCCAGATGAATCTTCACCATGGACTTACTTTGCACAACCTGCAGTATTAGAATTTGATGAGGACCCAAACAAGTGGGTAACCCTATGGGCAAAAACTAATTTACCACCCAACTCAGGTATGGGTAAACCAGATGCTGATGGTCTATACCGCAAGTGGGATGGGGAGGCGTTACATAAACGCAGGGCAAGGTTATCTCCAAACTTGTGGGCTATGGTTTATCAGCAACAGCAAGTGCATGAAGATTCAGCATTTCCATCAGATGCCATTAAAGGAATTATCAACGGTGCTCGCAATATAGGTCGCATACCTAAAGGCAAGGCTGGTGTAAGACCTAACGGTATGGATGGACTTATTGTAGTTGCAGGGCTTGACCCAGCAGGTTCAGGTTATACCGCAGCCGTTTGTTTAGGTTTAGATATATCTACACAAAAGCGTTATCTGTTAGATGTATCCAATGTGGCTGCAATGAAGCCAGATGAGATACGAGAATTAATTAAAAACTGGACAGACGATTATCAGATTTCTGAGTGGCGAGTTGAGAAAAATGCTTTCCAAACAATGTTGACTCAGGACCGTGAGGTACGAGAATACCTTTCGTCACGAGGTGCAATACTACGAGAACATCACACAGGTCAAAACAAATGGGATACTGATTTCGGGGTTGCATCTCTGACGACACTATTCCACGGTTGGGAAGATGGTCACGCTCTAATTGAGTTTCCATCAACTCATGCCTCAGAAGGTTTAAAGGCTCTTATTGAGCAATTAGTAACTTGGTATCCAGATTCACCAAAAAGCCAAAAGACAGACACAGTTATGGCATTTTGGTTTGCTGAACTTGGATGCCGTGACCGTATAGCAAACGCTACATCATTTGCTCGCAGCCATAACAGCATAAGCATGTTTCATACTCGCTACGACAAAGCACGACAAATTACTGTCCAACTAGACGACATATACTCATAGAATAGGACTAGGTGTGCCACTTTCCCTAGAAGAAATTAAAGATAATTATGACCGCTACAAGCAAGCCTTTAGCGAACGCGATACTCGCATGGAGCAAGTATTGCTTGTTCGCAAAGGTCGTATGCGTGATGTGTACCCTGATTTATTTCCAGATGGTCCATTTGAGAATCCTATTGTTGCAAACATGGTGGACATTGCAGCACGAGATTTGTCTGAGGTAATTGCACCACTTCCTGCTTTTAACTGTAATTCACCAACCATGGTTTCTGATAAAGAGCGCAAGAAGGCTGACAAGCGCGAAGAAATCGTAAATGGAATTATTGACTTTTCTGATTTACAAACTCAAATGTTTGATGCTGCAGACCGTTATGTTTCATACGGCTTTGTACCAGCACAGGTTGAGGTTGACTTAGAAAGCAATATGCCAAGAATCCGTTTCTTAGATTCTTATGGTTGCTACCCAGTCATTGACCGCTTCGGCAAAGTCCATGGCATGTATCAACGAATCAAGAAGTCATTGGCTGAATTAATGGCTGCATACCCAGAGTATGCCCATTTACTATATGACAAAGACTCTACCAATTCAATGTTAGAGATTGTGCGCTACCATGACAAAGACCAAGATATTCTCTTTGTTCCACAAAGAAATAACATAGTTATTGATAGAGCACCTAATCCTATTGGTGAAGTTCTTATTCGTGTTATCCAGCGCCCATCATTAGATTCACAGGCGCGAGGACAATTTGACGATGTACTTGCAATTCAAGTTGCAAAGGCTCGTTATGCACTTCTTTCACTTGAGGCTGCTACCAAAGCAGTTCAAGCGCCCCTTGTTGCCCCACGAGATGTAAGTGAGTTAGCCCTTGGACCAGATGCTGTTATCAGAACTGAACGACCTTCAGATGTTCGCCGATTGTCTATTGACATACCACCAGGTGCTTTTGCTCAACAGCAAGTACTTGAAGGAGAACTTCGTCTAGGCTCTCGTTATCCAGAGTCACGCACAGGAAATATTGATGCCTCTATCGTAACTGGTCGTGGTGTGCAGGCTCTTATGGGTGGATTTGATACCCAGATTAAATCAGCACATGCAATGTTTGCTCGTGCTTTTGTAGAACTTGTTGGTCTAGCACTTAAGGTAGACGAAAAAGTTTTTGACAACATGGAAAAGAATTTGCGTGGTACACGCAATGGAGTTCCATACGCAATTAAATACAAGCCAGCCCGCGATATTGATGGTGATTACACTGTTGATGTTCAGTACGGATTAATGGCAGGACTTGACCCAAACCGTGCATTAGTATTTGGATTGCAGGCTCGTGGCGATAAGTTAATCTCTCGTGATTTCTTGCGCCGTCAGATGCCGTTCTCATTTAATGCAACACAAGAAGAAGAAAAAGTTGACACCGAAGATTTGCGTGATTCAATGAAGCAGGCTATTGCATCTTATGCACAAGCAATTCCAGCACTTGCATCACAAGGACAAGACCCATCAGATATTTTGTATAAATTATCTACAGTCATCAATGAACGCCAAAAAGGTACGCCTATTGAACAAGCAGTATCAGAGGCATTTCAACCACAGAATCCCCCACCTGGTGCGATGATGACCCCTGAAGGTGTAAGTCCCGAACTTGCTGGGCAGTCAGGTGCGGTCCCCCCAGGTGAGGGTCAACTTCCACAAGGATTAAGCGCTACTGGTCGTATGTTAGGTGTTGCTCCTGGTCAAATTGCTCCAGGTGGTAGACCAGATGTTCAGTCGCTTTTAGCAAGTTTAACGCAAAGAGGTGAACCTAATCTTCAGGCTTCCCTTGTAAGACGACTACCAGTTGCGTAAGGGAGGTGAACAAATGAAGAAGTCCCTATCAGGAGGAAAGAAGCCTAAGAACCAAGGTTCAGCAGGCAAGGCTAATGTAGCAAAACCAATGCTTGCCAAGAAAGCATCATCAAAAGGTGGCAAAGCATATTTCTCAAGTAATCCAAGCGGAACTCGCGGTTCACGCAGTAAGTAATTAATAAACCTGAGCATGTTTAAAAACTGCTCATAACATTAAATATCCGAACTTAGGTGGGAGGAAAGATGGCTAAGAAAGCCTCAGAAAATTATCAAGTATCAGCAACAGGTGGCGCAGGTACTAATGGACAACCAGCAAGATATGCAGCAGGTATTGACAACGCACAAGATTTTTACGACACACAAACAAGCGCACCAATGGCAGGACAAAACCCTGCAGTTATGTCTACCCCTTCACCATCAGGCAATCGTTCATTTCGTACTGGTGGACAAACACCATTTGTATCTTTAACTGCACCAACTCAACGCTTAGAAGAAGATGTGCGTATGGGTGCAACTCAAGGACTTGATAGCATGTATGCAACAGACCAAACTGCAAATGGTGAAGATGCTGACCGTATGCGCCAAGCACTTCCATATTTAGCAGTACTTGCAGAATTACCAAGTACATCCAACGCTTATCGTAACTATGTAAGGTACTTAAAGAGCGTACTATGAGTTTTAGCGACATACTTGGAAATGCAGCGCAAAAACTGCAAGGTAATGGGTTTGCCAATGAAATTGGTTTACCATCAATGTTATTTGACCTTGCCTCCGTGTCATCCAATGACAAAAATTGGGTGGGAGATGCGTTTAATTTTGCAGGTAACGCTTTTAGAACTACATTACAAGCAACAACTTATCCAATTCGTAAGCCAGTCGGCGCAGCATTTGAAAAAGTTTTACTACCAACAGCAATGGTTTCTTATGAAACTGGTGGTAGATACTTAAGACAACCATTATCTGCAGCACTTACAACACTTGCTACTGGTGATGTAAAAAAAGCATGGGAAAATAAAGAAGAAGTATCCCCAGGTCAAGCATTATCATATTTACAATCTAAATGGTCTTTTGGAATATTGGGTCCAAATGAATTGGCTAATGATTTTAATATATTTGACCCAAATGACCGTAAAAAATTTGATGAAGATTGGGCTGCTAGAGGTCTTAGTGGTGCCTACGATACATTTTTTACAACAGTAACTGACCCAATTGGTAAGTTAGGCAAGGCTGCTGGTCTTGCTCGTAAAGCAGTTGTTACTCGCCCA